CGTAATCGCCCTCCTCGACCTCGACGTCGTGGGCCGTCTGGTCGACCCGCACCCGTATCCAGTTGCCGTTGACCGGGCGATAGGCGAGATCGAACACCGGTGCCAGCGATTGCCACGAGATCAGCATGCGGACGCCGAGCGAGATCGGCGACAGCACCACCAGATAATCCTTGGCGTTGAGCCCTTTGACCGGCGGGATGATGCCGATATTGGAGATGTCCGGCTGCGACAGCGGTTTGTCGCGTTCGATGTAGTCCCATTTGCCGGGAAGGTGCCGCTGCGCGACGATCTCGTAACCGTCCGTGTCCGTCTGCCGAGCGGTGAGCACCCGCCACAGCGTTGGCTGCAGGTCGGATGATGCCAGCACCCAAACCGTGTCGGGCAACGGCGCCTCGGCGAAAGCGGCAACGGTTAACGTGGTATGGGAGCCGCCGCCGGTCGAGACCTTCCGGGTGACGACCGCGCCGTCCGGCAGGATGCAGGAAAGATAATAGGTCTGGCCGACGATCAGCGTCACGGCGGCATCGAGCCTGATCGCCGTCGTCGTCGCCGAGACGATCCTGCCGCCCCGGCGCTCGCCACCGACATTGACATCGGCGATCTGGATGATGTCGCTTCGCCCACGCGCTGCGCCTGTCCTTCCGACGTGCAGCCGATGGCGATGATCTCGTCGCGCTTGATGCCGAATTTCGCGATGCCGGTCTGGTCCTCGACCAGCGCCGGTCGCGGCTCGCCGAGATTGGTCGGATCGTTCCAACGCACCAGGTATTGTGTCTTGCGGGCGAAGATATCGGCGTCGTGGTAGGAGAACGCGCCATCGAGCACGTTGGCGTTGGTGTACTGCGCCACCGGATCGGACGGCTTGTCGGCCATGCCGACCATCTGGCCCCCGGCCCAATACATTCCGCCGCGAAACACCGAGGCGACCGCCGCCAGCAAATCGAACGCCTCCTGCTGCGACGAGATCACGCCGTTGAACGTCCAGCGCGGCTCCTGTCCGCCGCGCCCGTTCGGCACCAGCGCGTCGCACCATTGGCCGATGCTGTAGAGCCCCCATTTATCGATGTCGTTGATCGAGACGAAATCGCCGAGGCCATAGCGGTTCTGCGTCACCAGATCATAAAGCACCCACGCCGGATTATCCGTCCACGCCTGCTTGAACGTGCCGCTCCAGACGCCGGTATATACGCGGGTGATCGGATCATAGTTGACCGGCACCGAGACGATCAGCCCGCCGCAATCGACGACGCGCTTCGGGATCGTCTGGAACTGCTCGGCATCGATGGTGTAGCCGATCACCGCCGAGAGCGTGTAGTTGATCTTCTGGTCGATGATCTCGGTGAAGCTGTCCCAATAGAGATCGTTTTGCAGGTTGTTCTTCGTCGAGTCGGCGGTGACGCGTTCCAGTCGGATGTCCCACGGCGGATCGCCGGTCAGCGGAAATGCCAGCGCCCGCTGATAGCGGGTGTTCGTCTTGCCGCTGATCGTATGCTCCGTCACCAGCGCAAAGCCGCCGCCGTTCGATTGCAGATAGACGCGGAAAACGACAGACGTTCCCTTGATGTCGCCGGTCGTGGTGTTCTGCACCTGCAGCGACGGCACCGAGACGGTGACCCGGCAGCGGTTGACGTCGCCGTTCAGGATCGTCCTGTTGATCGGCGTGTCTTTCTTGATCTGCAGCGACACTGCGACTTCGCCCTGCTGCTGCGCGAAACCCGGCAGCACCGGCTGATCTGGCCAGCCGGAGTTCCCGGCAATCGTCCAGTTTTCGAAGTTCGGCGTCCCGTCGTCGCCAAGCACCGGCACGCCATCGAAGTAGACCGACTTTGCGCCATCCCACGGCCCGACAATCGGTCCTTCCGACAGGAGGTCGATGATCCTCGCGATCTGTCTCGATTTCAGCGAGTTCGGCGCTTCGGAGCCGCCGCCGCCGCCGCGTCCGCGCTTACCGCCGACGCCACCGCGTCCGGCAATCACAAAGGGATGATGCGGCGGCTGGTTCATCACGCATTCTCCGGCCACCACCGCGGGCTTCGACCGGGCGGATAGGTTTTCTCCGGTTCAGCGGGCGGTTCCTGCACCAGCGCAGCGCGTGCCATCGACGGATCGTCGAAGCTCATGNAGAAGACCAGCGGCTGCTGCCATCTGGTTCCAGACCCATGAATTGCCGGTCTCGGTCGTGACGTCGTCGGCGACCTCAAGTCCAGCTGAGATGACCACCGAGCCGACGAAGCAGCGGCCATAGATCAGCGGCACCGCCACGCCCTGCTCGGTGACGTTCTCCGGCCCGGAAAAGATGTAGTTTTCGTTCTTGTTGCCATCGTCGCCGGTCGGTCGCTTCGGCTTCGGCGACAGTAAGAGCGATGCACCGAGCAGCAGACCGAGGGTGATGCCGCCAGCAATCACCGTCGCCGCGACTCCGGTGATCGCGCCGCCGGAGATCGCCGTGATGCCCGCCGCGATCCACGACACCGGATCGATCCGCCCTTCGATGACCGGGCAGATATCGATCTCCTTGGCGACCGGGGCGTTCGCCACGTCAGGACAGTACTCCTCGTCGCGCCAGTCGCCGTCGCAGATCAGTGCGTAATTCTTGACGGCAAGGAAGTCGCGGCGGAAACCGGGATAGTTGGCCTCAAGCGCGGCAATCGCCTCGCGCGGCGAGTTGATGGCGAACTGATGCTCCGGCCCGTATCGCTCGGCTAGGACGCCATGCAGCCGGACGTCGATCATCGTCATGGCTCACTCCATGGCGAATAGCTGGCCGGAAGTTCGATGGGTGTCTGCTGCAGCGTCTCGTGCCTGAGATGCAGCACCGTCGCTTTCATGTAGACGCCGCCATAGACCTCGCGCACCGACAGCCGACCGAGCATCTGGTGGAGCATGATGTTCGGGGAAAGGAACAGCCCGAGGTGATTGACGACGTTCGACGGCCAGATTTGCATGGCGATGACGTCGCAATGCTGCCAATCGCACTCGACCGCGTGAAATCCGGCGTCCTTGAACTGCGTGGTGATGATGTCCTCGCCGTGCTCCCACCACAGCCACTTGCGTTCGAAATCCGGAATCTCGATCCCGGCATAGTCCTTGATGCCGTCGCGGATCAGCCCGAAGCAATCATGCGTTCCCCACGCCCATTTGCGACCGATCAGCGGTGCCCGCCAGCCGGAGGGCTCGAGGACGGCATGCGAACCAAGCGGCCACGAGACGATCAGCCAGGGCTTGCCGGTCGCCTCGCACATCGCCCGGTCGGCATCGGATGCGACCGGCGGGCCATAGACGTGACTGTGAACGATGGCGTCGATCCGGTGCTCCTTCGCCAGCGCCACGTATTCCTTCATGTCCATGACGAAGGTATCGAACTGTGTCGCCCGGTTGGTGACCGGATAGAACCGGTCCTCGGCGATGACGCCGCAGGATTCGAGCGGCTGGCATGCCTCGGCATGGGCGAGAGCGGCGGCTAGAGCGGTGTCGGACGGTTCGAACATGTCGTTCATTGCCGCACCAGCAACGACGCCGGAAACGCCGATGTCCTTAGTACACCCTTGCCGAACCGCGCCTTGCAGGCGTCAAGCGTCTTGCGGCAGCGGTCGAGATTGGGATCGGTGGTCGGATTGCCGTTGATGTCCTCGACCGGTGGTCCGGCATAGGAGCATTCGGCGGATCGATAGGCCCATTGGCAGATACCGGCGATCACCTGTCGGCGCGGCAGCATGACGCCATGCACGTCGAACTTCACCGCCAATTCGATCTCGACGAAGATCGGGTTCTCGTTGACCTTGCGGGCGACATAGAAGGTTTCGTCCGGGAATGCGGTCGCCGGATTGGCGTAGGGATTGCCATCGGGAAAGTTGGCCGCGTCGAGATATTTGCCGAGCGTCCGCTTGCGGATCACCTTGGCCTTGAGGCCGTCGCCGATAGACCTCAGATAATTGCCAAGCACGCCGCCGATGTTGGCCGCCGTCAAGGTTGGCCGCGGCAACTTCCCGGTCGCAGTGATCTCGAAACCGTCCACCATGATCGGGATCGGATCGTAGGTCTGGCCCTGCCAGATCACCGCGCCACTGGTGATGGTCGTGCCCGGATGCCAGCGCAGCACCCCGCCGCCGATGGCGGTGGCGTCGAAGACGAACATCTCGACCATCTCAATCGCGCCAAGCTGTGTGACATCGGAGCGGACCGTCGTCATGCCGTCACCCCGAAAGCCTGGACGAATTCCGCCGACAGCGTGCCGCGCAATTCGGTGCGGTTGCCGCTGGTGGCGAATTTGGCGCGCAGCCAGTCCACCGTCCATTCGTCGCAATTGACCTGATAGTATTTTCCCGACGACGGGTCGTAATACGAGAACGAATTGCCGCGCTGCGCTTCGAGATAGGCAAGCATGTCGGCAATGATGTCGTCGGTCTTCATCTCGAAACGCAGCTGCCAACGACGCCGCTGGAAATTGATGCCGTCGAGCGTGCGCTGGGCATAACCGTCGCCGAACTGCCCGACGCGCAGGCGAAAACCGTCCGCCATCTGCGCAGGAAGCGCCGGACACCAGTCCCTGTCGGTGCCATCGAACGCCATCACGCCACCTGCCTCAAGATGCCACCGGGTTTCGATTCCTTGACGAGGATTGCCTGCACCGCCTTCTCGATTTGCAGCCCGAGCCGCTTGCCGTCCTCGGTGGTCGCCGTCACCTGTCCGCGCGGCATGTCGATATTGATGTCGCCGATGTTGTTGTTGATCGTTTCGCCGCCACCGACGGTCGGGCTGATACCGCGTCCGGCGATGTTGGCGAGACCGCCGAGCCCGGTGGCGGCATTATCGAGGCCGTAGGGGATGGTGCCACCGCCGCCCGCTGCAGCGTTCAGTCCCGCCGGAGCCGTGGCCGAAGCACCGGGAAAGAGGCCACTGAACAGCGGTCCCATCACGAACTTCTGCAGCGCCATCTTGGCCAGATCCGCGAGGATGCCCGCCAGCACGTCACGGAAGTCCTCGCCCGCAATGGCCGCATCGACGAAGCCCATCACGGCATCCTCGGCCCATGCCGAGAATTCGCTGTTCATATCGACGGCGGTCTCGGACATCGCCGATAGATTGTCATTCGCCGCCGTCGCCGAACTCACCAGTTCGTCGGTGCCCGCCGAGGCGGTTTTCATCGAGGTGGTGATCGTCTTGCTGGCCGCTTGCGTCGCCGCCGCCGCGCTCTCCACCTGCTTTTCATATTCCTTCCAGCGGAACAGGATCTGGTCCATCTGCGCCGTCAGACCGGTGCCGATATTGCTGTTGGCGGCGCGTGGCGCGGCGCGACCGGAAAGGCCGGAGTAGGGGTTCTGATATAAAGCGCCTGCGGCCCGCAGACCGATGCCTCCGCCTGCGAACGGCATCGGCACCGATTGCCGCTGCGGTTGTGGCACCATGCCGCCGATGGCAGCGCCAGACGCTGCAGCGCGGATCGCCCGCATCCTTTCTTCGAACCAGTCGGCAAACGCCGAAAGTGCCGATTTGACCTTGGCGATCCCGGCGTTGACCGCGCCGACCGCCGCGTCCCACACGGCGTTCCAGCCGGTGATCGCCGCCTGGACGAGTTGATCGAACATTGCCTTGAACGCGGCGAGCACTTCGGTGGCAGCTTTGCTGATCAGCTGCGGCAGGTTGCGCACGACCTCCGCCGCCGCATTGACGTGGTTCGCCATCGCGCTGACCATCGCCGGCAGAGCGTTCGTTGCCTCCTGAAAGGCCTGACCGATGCCGGTCAGTTCCAGCCACGCGTTCCAGAGATTACCGGCAGCGGTCGTCAGCTTTTCCCACGACGCGGCCATGGTTGAGTTCCATTTATCGGTGGCCGCCGCCTGCTTCTGGTACTTGCTGATCTCTTCGGTAAGCTTGCCGACATCGATCGTGGCGCCATTGAGGGCGGTATGGATCTGCGCCAGCGTTTCGACCGAGGCACTCGGAAACAGCTTTTCCAGCACCGCCTTCTGCTGCAACGCATCGAGTTGCTTGTAGGAGCCTTGGATAGAGGAGAGGAAGTTCGCCACCGATTGCGCATTGGCCGGGTCGAGCGCCGTCAGGTCACCGCCGAGCGTCTTGACGATGGCGGCGAGCTGGCGGGCCGGTTCGCCGCCTTCGCGGAGGGTGACGTTCAGTTCGCCCATCGCCTGGGCCATGTCGGTTGCGGCTTCCTCGGACAGGCCTAACGCCTTGCCGAGACCCTCGAAGGCACGCAGCTGGCTAACTTCGAGACCAGCGGAAAAGGCATCGCGAATAGCCTTGGCGCTCGCTGCCGCCGCGCCGGAAATCTTGTCGAACAGCTTCCGGAACTGCTGATAGATGGTATAGCCGAGCGCGATGATCGCACCGATGGCGGTCAGTTTCAGGCCGGTCATGATTGCCGTGCCCAATAGCCGTCCGGCGGCGAGACCGGCTCGTGCCAGCCCGGTGAAGGCCTGCGAAAACCCGCTGGCGAGCGTGCGGCCCATAGTCGACATCACCCGACCGAGCCGCTGCATCCGCGTCTCGACTATTGCGGTCGAGCGCGAGGCGACGAGTGCCGCGTCGCCGATGGCCTCGATGCCTTTCGCGTCGGCGGGCGTCGGCAGCGCCGCCTTGACGCCTGCGAGCGAATCGCCCCACAGCGACGCCTGCTTGGCCGCGACGCTGGTGGTGTCCTCCGCCGCCTTGCCGACTGCCTCGATGTCCTTTTCGAGATCCTTGATGCCCTTTTGCGCGTCGGATGTGTCGGCGACGACATTGATTTCAAGCTTGTTCGCCATCGCCGGTCCTCACTTCAGCATGCGGCCCACGGCCTCGGAGAGCCGCTTCTGCGCGGCCTTGAGGGCGTCGGCCTGTTTTTCGGAAAGCGCCCGCATGAAAAACGGCACCGGCGGCATGAAGCGCGAGCCGAATTCGACGATGCGGGCGTACCAGGCACCGCCAGCCTTTGCGGCGTCGAAGGCGATCTTGGCCGAGACGATCGAGCCCTTGTTGGCTTCGACGAATGCGTAGATGCCCTGCGGGATCTGGCCCTTGCGGTCATAGATCCGGCCCGACGGCATGCGGTGCGGCCCCTTGGCCGAATAACCGACCTCGACGGCGTTCTGCACCGCGTCGTCGCGAATGATGTTGGCAGCCTCGGCCACGACGCCACGCATCTCCTTCTCGGCGAGATATTTCGTGTCCCGTTCCAGTGCTGCGACGATCTCGTCGGCATTGACCTTGATTTTCAGCATTAGTGCCTCGTTGCGATTTTCGCGCCGAAGATGGCGGCGATTTCCTCCTTGCTGGCGCTGCCGAGATCGACGGCATCGGATTGATCCTCGTCGATTGCGGCCTTTCCTTTCCTGCGGCGCTCGTCGTCGGCTGCCGCCTCGAAATAGGCGCTCCAGCCTCTAAGCTCGTGCCACGTCATGTTCTGCGTCAACTGCTCGACCGTCATGCCGAGCTTCAGCGCCAGCCCGTACACCGCCATCGTCAGCGGTGACGGCCTTTCCTTTTTTTTTCGATTTCGGCTGGCCTGCTTCGTCGCTGTCGATGCCGATCAGCCGGTTCATCGCAGGCTGCGTCTGCATCGCCAGCGCATAGACGATCGACGAATCGAGCGCCTGCATCTTCGGCCAGGTGACGCGCTCGCCATCGATCCACAGGAAGCTCGCCAGCAGCCGCAGTCCGTATTCCTGCCCGGAGAGATCGCCCTTCTCCTGAGCGAGATTGAGAACCATCGTTTCGCCCAGCGGCGGGTCGCGCAGCTCGGCCTCGAAGGCGATCACATCGCCAGTGGTGGTTTCGATCCTGACCGGCACCACGACCGAGCGCCGCGCCATGAGTTTGTCGAGCGTCCCCATGGCAAGACCTCAATCGGTGATGAACAGGGGAACTTCGTTGACGACGGCCTCGCCGGAGAACGAGACGGCCACGTTGGTCTCCATCGTCATGGTGTAACCGGAGATCGTCACCGGCAGGACGATCTCGCCACGGTCGCCGGGAAGCACAATTTCCATCACCCGGCGCTGGCCGTCGAACACGGCGTTGCGCCATTCGGTCTGCGCAGCGACGTCGAAATCGGTAAAGCCCTCGATCGAGATGTTGCCCGGTTGCGGCGTGCCTGCCAGCGATTCCGAACCGCAGAAGGTGGTGACGTCGATGGCATCGGCTGCCTCGACTTCCCACTCCCAGGACGCCAGACAGAAGCGCAAAAGATCGGCGGGGGCGATCGGCGTCGCCTTGCCAGCGGTGACCGGCATCGTGTTGCCGGAAAGATCCGAGCCCACGAGCGTAAAAGAATTGGTTGGCGTGCCGACCGCAGCAATCGGAAAGGTCTTGCCGTCGAGCGCCGAGCCGGTGCCGGACATTGTGACGAGCTGGCCATCGGTGAAATTGGTGATGTCGGTGGAGGCAATGGTCACGACGGCGGGTTTGGCATTGGTGACGCCGGTCACGGCGTAGCCGACGGGAGCGGGGGAAGCGATCTTCTGCAGGTAGACTTCGGTTCCCTGAGCGGTGAATTTCGTCATGGGACGGTCCCTTTCGCGAAAGAGGAGCACCCTGAAAAATATTCCTATTCCGGATGCGAATTTGACTGTGAAAAATTTACGGTTTCGACGCCTCGCGGCAGCGATACGAGGCATGCGCATATGAGATCGGGCGGCGGTCCATCGACGCTTTCGTCTGGGAATGTGAGGCGGATGCGATAGCGCACCATCCTTACAGACCCTCACAAATCCAGCATGTTGTGTGTGTTGTGAGGTCGCGATAGACATACAACCATTTGGTACGAATCGAACTGCGATCATCCATAAGGCGAAGAATGAAAATTTACTCAGTAGAGGTCGAGAATTTCAGAGGCATTCGGTTCGCAAAAGTGGTCTTGCCTGACCACGCGGTCCTGATCGGAGACAACAATACCGGCAAGTCTTCCTTGCTTGAGGCCATTGATCTCGTGTTGGGTCCCGACAGGCTGAGTCGACGCCCACCCGTCGATGAATATGATTTCTATGAAGGCAAATATCGTGCGATTGCTGTGGAGGAAGGCGGCGACGGAGCCGCGCCTCCCGTGGCATCAAAGATCAATGTTGAGGTGACGATAACAAATCTCTCGGATGAGCAGCAGGCGCGCTTCGGCGACCATATCGAATGGCTGAACACCAGCAGTGGAGCACTATATGACGCACCCGACCCTGCGGGCGTAGATGCCGCCGACGTTACTGCCGCTCTCCGATTCACGTTTGTCGGCGAATATAAATCCGACGAGGACGACTTTGACGGTGCGACCTATTTCAGCCGCAGCCTTGACGACGACACCCCAACATCCTTCTCAAAAAAGGACAAACAGCACTGCGGATTCCTGTTCCTGCGGTCTCTGCGAACAGGGTCACGAGCGCTTAGCCTAGAGCATGGGAGTCTTCTCGACATCATCTTGCGTCTAAAGGAGATTCGCCCACAGATGTGGGAAGACACGATCTCGGCACTCGCCAGTTTCGACGTTGCAAGCGATCCGACGCTGGGCATCTCGGGAGTGCTTGAGAGTATCAACAATTCGCTGAAGAAGTATGTCCCCCGAGAATGGGGTGTGAAGCCGCACCTCAAGGTTTCGAGCCTAACCCGCGAGCATTTGCGCAAGGTTGTGACGGCATTTATCGCGACGGGCAACGGCGACCATGCCGCACCGTTCTTTCGCCAAGGGACGGGCACGATCAACATGCTGGTTCTGGCGATGCTATCCCAAATCGCAGAGGATAAGCAGAACGTGATATTTGCTATGGAGGAGGCAGAGACGGCGATTCCTCCCTACGCGCAGAAGCGCATCGTCCATGAACTGCGCAAGCTCTCCGCGCAGTCGATCTTCACCTCACATTCGCCCTATGTTCTGGAAGAATTCAGCCTCGACGAAACCGTCATTCTGTCTCGTTCTGACGATGGGGTCCTGGGTCAGTCAAGGATCACACTTCCGGATAGCGTGAAGCACAAGCGCTATAGACAAGAATTTCGGACGCGTTTCTGCGAGGGCCTGCTTTCACGTCGTGTACTTATCGCCGAGGGAGCCACCGAGGCGACATCCTTCCCCGTCGCTGCGCGGAGATTGGCGGAGTTGAACCCGACGACTTACGCGCCCATCGAAGCGCTGGGTGTCTGCGTGATCGACGCTGGCACGGAAAGCCAAATCGCGGATCTCGCTGGTCTCTATAGAAGTCTTGGCAAGCGCACGTTCGCCATTTGTGACAAGCAAACGGAAGAGGCCAAGGCTGCCATCGAGGCTCAAGTCGAGCATCTTTTCATGCACGAGGAGAAAGGTATTGAAGACCTAGTCCTGAACAACACCACTGCCGAGGCGCTAGAACGGTTCGCGGATGCACTTCCATGGCCGCCTCATCTGCTTGCGAAATTTCCCAATCCGAAGGCGGAGGCCGCTGCCGCCTTGAAGGAGTACTTCATCAAATCGAAGGGGAATTGGGGCATCGCCGAATTCCTTGCTCAATGCAGCGAGGACGAGATACCGGAATGGCTACGCAATGCCTGCCTCACGCTGAAGAATTTGTGCGATCCTCCTCCGCCGCCACCCGACGATGACGAGGAAGACCAGTTTGCTGATGTCTTCGGTTAGGGCTTAGGTCGCGATGGTTGACCTCACCGAAGCGCAAAAGGAAGTAATCCGCACGGACGGTTATCAGCTCGTTACCGGAGGACCGGGGTCCGGGAAAACGACAGTCTCAATCCTAAAAGCTGCCAAAATCGCGCGCGAGGTGCTACGTCCTGGACAGCGCGTTCTCTTTCTGAGCTTTGCACGCGCAACAGTCTCGCGTGTGCTGGAGGCCATAGACGAAGAAAACGAAATCTCAAGGGAAGAGAAGCAGAGCATCGAAGTCGATACTTATCACGCTTTCTTCTGGCGCATCCTGAAGACCCACGGTTATCTCGTCGGCCTTCCTCGGCGCATGACGATTCTGACGCCGCCAAACGAGGCGATTGCTTTGTCCTCAGTGCGTAACGGCTACAAGGCGCAGTCAAGACTCTCGCCCGAGGAGAAGGTGGAGAAGAAATCACGCGAAGAAGCTGAGCGTACGCGGCTTGCGACGGAGCAAGGCAAGATCTGTTTCGACCTGTTCGCAGACCGGGTGGCAACCCTGCTGCATGGATCACAGAAGGTGCGGGCGCTGATCTCCACAATGTATCCGTTTATCATTCTGGATGAATTTCAGGACACGAGCCGCGACCAATGGCGGGTCGTGCATGCTCTCGGGATAGAAAGCACGCTCATCGCCCTTGCTGACCCTGAGCAGCGCATTTTCGATTTTATCGGCGCTGATCCGGCGCGACTGGACCATTTCAAGGCAGCCTTCAATCCGTCTATTCACGATCTCGCTGGCGATAACCACCGCAGCAAAGATACCGAAATCGTGTTGTTCGGAAACGACATCTTAGCTGGAAGATTTCGCCAAGGCGACTACCAAGGAGTCGAATTCGAGGGATTCGAATCGAACAACAACCAGGCGTTCGCGACTTTGGTGACACAGGTGCTCCAAGCGCGTAGACGCTTGATTGATAGCGGCAAGCGCAACTGGTCACTGGCGATACTTGTCCCAACCAAACGCATGACGCGCCTAGTTTCTGATGTGTTGCGCGAGCCTTTTGGCAACTTGCCAGCAATCAGTCATACAGCTTCCGTTGACATGGAAGGGCCGATCCTCGCGGCGGACATTCTCGCTTTTCTGCTGCAAAAAAGGCTCGACCCCGGCAGCTTGGACGAACTCGTGCGGCTCTTGTGCAGCTATTTCCACGGACGCGGCGGTAACGCGCCAACAAAAACGGACATGGGCGAAGCAGCTCGCCTTCAAGGGGCATTGGTAAAGTGGAATGAACGTCTGACCAAGGGAAGGTCGGCGCCTGGAAATAGTGTGTTGAACGCGACTGCTTCGGTCTACGAAGCGGCAATGGCGGAAATTCTAACGGGCGATCCGGATAAGGACTGGCGAGCGCTGCGAGCGGTGCTGGAGAGCGGCGCATGTTCCCGCTTCCAAGAGGTCGCCAAAGAGGTGCGGAATGTGCGCTTGCTTGAGCGTGGAACGCAACTTCGACAGGGGCTCGCTCAGGACTGGCGAGACTTTGGGAGCTATCGCAACGCCTTGGCGATAACCCGGCAGTCATTTATGCAAGAGCACTTTGCCACGGCACACAAGCCGGAATCCGGCGTGGTCGTGATGAATATGCACAAGGCGAAGGGAAAGCAATTCGACGAAGTAATAATCTTCGAGGGCTGGCCGAGGCGCGTCAAGCGTAAGATCGTTGCCAATCCAGATCGCATCGTCACCTCGAACGTGCGCAATGGCGCGATGACCCAAGCACGTCAGAATTTTCGGGTTAGCGTGACGCGCGCCAAGCAACGGACTACTATACTCACCCCGCAAGATGACATCTGTGTGCTGCTCATAGCGGACGAAGATTGAATGGTTCTCAGCCATGGCTGACCTTACTTTGTTGGCCGGTTTCGACCCGCAGCGATGTTTTCGGTCACGAGTCGCAGCATGCGCGCCTGCGTTTTCACACCCGGCTCCTTGCGGCGGTTAACGACGTCGATCAACGACTGCGGCGAGGCCGAACCATAGGAATGCGCGAAGGCATTGATGCCGATCTCGCGGATCACCTGCTTCACCGCGACCCGCAGCTCGCCCCATTCAATGTAACGGAATTCGATCACAAGCGGCTTGCGCGGCGCGCCGAGCGCGTCGGTTTCGACGTGATTGTTTACAAGTTCGAACAATGCCTTTTCGAGAATCCGCGCAGCGCGGGTGCGATCCGCTGCCATCGGAAACGACAGCGTCACGGCAAGCATCGCTTCGTCCAGGCGGTCGCTCAATTCGGTGCGTCCTCCTTCACGACGGACACGTCGCGCCACAGATAGAAGACGGTTTTCTCACCCTCGACATGGAACCGCTGCTGCAAGACCGAGTCGCCTTTGGCGCGTTTCTTCCATCTGAGTTCGGCAAGCGGCGTCAGGACTGCACCTTTCGGAATCTCTTTTTCTTCCATTTCGTCACCCTCCGGCGGATAGCCGATGTCAGGAAAGCGCTGGTGAATAGTCCGCCATGTCCCATCTCTGCTGGACGCGCCAGCCGCGACTTTCCTCGTCATAGTAGGAGATCTCCGAATCCAGCAGTCCGCCGCCAGCCGACGAGGCGACCAGATCTCGCAGCGCGATGCGGCCCTGGTCGGCGAGCCTGCGAGCGCCCTCAGCGGTTTCGTCGTAATAATCCACCTGAATGCCGGGGCGCGACAGATCGGTGTCGGTGCCGCAAAATCCGCCGTACCAAACGGAGGCGACGCGGTTGACGATCACCACCGGCAGCGGCGCAGGGATATTGTCCGGCGGCTGCGGCTGCATCCCGTAATAGACCTCGGCGGCAAGCCGTGCATCGAGCAGATCGACTATATCCTTCTCGATCATCGTTTCGCGCCTCCGTGCTTGCAGATCAGCAGATAGTCGTTGCGGCTCGCCGTCGGCTGCACTCCGACGATTTCGTAAACATCGCTGGTATCGACATCGACCAGCCGCCACGCCGGATCGATCCTCTGGCCGGGAATTTCGCGAAGCCGGATCCGGGTGGTGCCCTCGGCGAGTTCGGTGGCGGTGGCGAAATATTCGCGACCGGCTCCCGCTTCGAGGATTTGGCAATTGACCTCGGCGACCAACGCCCATGTCTTCTTGGCCGCGCCCATGGCATCGTCTGCGGTGGTGAACCGCTCGACCCGCACCCGGTGGCGCATGACGCCCGCCTTCATGGCTCGACCTCCTCGACGATCACCTTGATCTCGACGCCCGCCGGTCGCTGGATCGTCACGTAGACCGTGGCAATCGCCGGTTCCGGCGTTGGGGCCGGTGCAAGCCATTTTCTAAGGGTCTCTTCCGTCCCGTTCCAACGGTTGCCATCGACAGGCTCGGGAATACCGGCGACCGGAGCACTGTCGGTATATTGCCAAAGCGACCAGCAAGGCCATGTGCCTTGCGGCCATGTCGGCGCTGCGTCCTCGGAGTACTGCGCGATCCATAGGGACGTGTTTTCCGCGAGATAGGCATCTCTCGACTCGCCGAGCTGTTCCTTGATGGTATGGCCCGAATAAACCGTAACCTGCAGGTCTCGGCGGCAGTCGCGAATGTATTTCACCGCCGCGACCAGTTCGTCGAGCGTGGCGTCGGCTTCGTGATCGATGCAAATGCGTTCGCCCGCTTCCGGCAGGACGACGGCGAGGTAGTGTGCCATCTGCGCCTCGATCTGGCCTCCGTGCAGGTAGTGATAGGACGAGACCAGCAGTCCAGCCGCCTGCGCGTCGATGCGCCGCTCGAAAAACGTCGGGTCGATATAGGTCGTGCCCTCGGACGCCTTCATGATCACGCCGACGGTGCCGAAGCCCATGAGCGTCGGCCAGTCGGGCTCGGAATTGTGATGCGACAGATCGACGACGATCGGATTCATGCGCGCGGCACCCAATAGGCGGTGATCAGGGAATTGGCATAGGGCGCGACGTCGACACCGCCGATCGAGACCATCTCGCGGTTCTCGTAGAGGAAAGCGCCGATCCTGAAACAAATATCGAGGATGCCAGGCGGCAGGTCGGCTCCGGTCTCGTAGCCGGTGGCAAGCGTCACCACCGCCAAGGCGGGCCAGCTCGCGCCCGCGACCGGCTGCAGCCATTGCCGCGCCATCTGGTCGGTGCCGACCGTGCCGACAAGCTCGAAGTCGGCGGAAACATCGCCGCCGTCCTGATCGGTGACGACGAAATCGTCAATCGGCTGCAACGGCACTTCGACGCTGCCCGCCACGCCGGAGGGCAGGCTCCAAACGAAGCTGGCAGCAAACACATGGAATTCCGTCAACCGCTCGAAGGTATCCAAGGCCCGCGTCAACGCCGATTTCAGGTAATCGTCGTCGCGCGAAAATTCGACACGGCAATGGCTCTTGAACAAAGGCAGCAGTTCGCTGGCGAGCGCCGTTCTGTCGATGGAAATTCGCTCAAGTTTCATCGCTCACGCCCCGAGGTTGTCCACCGTCGTCGGGATGACGACTTCCACCCACTGGCCGTTTTTCCGCGCGTACATCTTTCCGTCAGATGGCGCGTCCGAAAGCTTGGCGTCGACGGCGGCTTTGCTGCTGGTCTCCGCCCATGCATTGTTCTGTCGCGCGTAAAACCTGCCGTCGTTCGGTGCCTCGCCGATCTTCCCGGCGATCCCGGCGTTGATCGCGCCAATGTCGGTATTGTACTTCGTCAGCGTGACTGTTTCGGTCCATGTGGCATTGAAGCGCGCATAGATTTTGCCGTCCGACGGCGCGTCGGAAAGCTTCGCTGCCAAGCCGGAATCGAACGCCACCTTGGTGATCGACTCGATCCATGCGGCATTGCGGCGCGCATAGCTCTTGCTATCGAGCGGCGCTTCCTCGATGCCGCCACCAGTGCCACCGCCTTCGCCCGGCGGTCCCTGCGGACCTGTGAGGTTCTGGCCGGTGTCGCCCCATAT